ACTAAAACTCCATTAAATCCAGAGCCAAATTCATTCATGTTAGTTTTCATTCCAGAAAGAGATTGTCCTACGGAAGCTTTCATAAGTTCAGAAGAAGAACTTAATCTCATTCCAGAAGTTTCAAAATCATCGGCTACCGCAGCCAGAGTTCCATTAACTTTACGAGCTGCGGCATCTAGGATATTCATTTGATTTTTTAGAGTATCGGAACCTTTTTGTGCGCTCATATAACCAACACCTAATTGGTTCATAGAACGTTTCTGTCCCATCATGGCTTGATAAACCATATTTGAGGATTGAGCTAAGGATAAACCTCTAGCTCTGGCTAAGTTCATAGAGACTTCAAGAGCTTTCATTCCTACGGAAGCGTCTCCAGTCTTTACAGTAAGACTTGTCATAGTTGTAGCAATATCTTCTACTTTAAATCCAGTTGCTAAAGCAAGAGATTTTGCTAATTCTTTATTCTTTGATATTTGGGTATCTGTTGCTCCAAGTCCAGCTAAAGTATCAGAAATAATTCCTAATTTATCTTCAATTTCTGCAAAAGCAGATAAAGAATCTTTTAGAAATTGAATTCCTTTTCTTGCTATCATAGCAGCAGAACCAATACCAATAGTCATTATTCCAATTTGTTTTAAAGTAGAAATTACTTTTCCATTTTGTTCAATAGCTGATGTGGAAGCTGTTTTTGTTGTACTAGCAGATTTTTTCGTTGCTTCTGTTCCTTTATCCACAGCTTCATTAAGTGTATTTTGAGAAGCAGTTACTTTATCAGTAGCCGCAGCAGTATTATTTAATACAGTAGTAGAAGTTCCAGATATAGTCGGAATATTTTGAGTATAAGCGTTAGAATATGAGGTAGGAATATTAACCGTAGGAATAGGCGGAACATTAACTCCGGGATTTGTTGAAGTTGGAGTACTAAAAGTAAAAGGCATAGCATCTGCTATATCAGCAACTTCTAATTTTATTTTAGATAGTTTTTCTGAAAAAGCATTATAAAAATTATTTGTAATTTGTAAAAAAGTTTTATCTAATTCTGTTGCTAAATCAACAAAAGCATTTTCTATTTTTGTTGCAAAACCATTCCATTGTGTAATTGCACTAGCTAAATCACTATTAAAAATAATAGGGATTTCAATCCCTGTTCCTTCTGCCATTAGTTACCTCCTTTTCTTTTAAATTGTTTTAATTTAGAATTCCAATCTTCTAATTCGGTTTTGGTATCCTCAGCGGTTTTAAGTTTATTAAATTCTCCCCTGAGAATAGTCTGTAAGCCAATTAGATATACCAGTGGCATAGTCATAATATCGTTATAACTTAACGTTAGAATATCTCTATTTATAAAATCTGTAAAAAAGCTTAGCTTAAATTTGATTCCGGTAACGGTTCTTTCGTCCCAGTTTCCGGGGTCGAAGAAGAGAAAAAATTACCGTATTCTTTTATAACCTCTGTATATTTAGCCGTAGCTTTTGTAAGTAATTCTTGTCCAGCTTTTTCTCTTGCGAGATTAACTATATCAAGAATCAAATCAAGGGAAGGCTTTTTTAATTGTTCAGGATCTAAAAAAGAGATATTATATTTATTCTGTAGATTTTCTACATCCATAAGGGTTAAATCATCAAACTTCATAAATCTCCTTAGACTTCCACTCCGCAATTAGAAAGAGTGATTTTATATTGATGCCAGCCACTCTTAAGAACATCAACGGAAGCGTCAGTAACAATTCCGCTAAAAGAATAATTAACAGAAGTATGGCTTTGAGTTGAATCAGTATCTATTGACACTGCAGCGGATTTATTCAAAAGATCCAAAGGCAAAACATTATCTGATTTCGTTTCGAAAACAAGATCAGCAGTTTGTTCCGCTTCTCCAACAAAAGTATCGACAACGGTTTGTCCTTCGTTATTTCCAGTAAGTGTCTGCTTATTTCCAGAAGCCTTAATTGTTAAACTTTCTAGAACTATTCCACTGGTTAAACCATCAATAGTGATGGTTGCTGCCATTATTCCTCTTTGATAAGGTGTATTTGCCATTATTTTACCTCCAAGTAAAATTTAGAAACCAAAAGAATCACTATTTATAAATTGAACCAAAGTAAGGTTATCTACCGAAATAGAATTCCCTGCCATCTTACAATCAGCAACATCAAGCGTTACTGTCTGAAAATTTGAAATCTTTTGTTTTACAACAGGTGTCGCAGCCATTTAGTGCCTCCTAAAATCCAAAAACATTTATTTGCAAGATTGGAACCGCTGGAACTTCATAAACTTCCCAGAAAGCTTCCCAACCAGTAGTAACGCCCGGTTCAAAAGCAATATTTGGAGGATCTTCATCTTCTTCTATTGCTATATAGGCAACCGAAGTATGATAACAAAGTTCGTCCTTTACATAAGTAGTTCCAACAAGCCAAGCCGCTGGATTTTCTCCGGGAACAGAAACTCCAAGTGGATAAGTAAAAGTAACGGTAGTTCTTAGATATTTTGTAAGCAACCCGGATAGCAAAGTCTTTCCGGCTGCTATCGCCTTAGTTAAAGTAAAAGTTTTTCCCCAATTATCTGCAACCGTTGTAAAAACTACGGATAGAGGGATTGCTCCAATATTTTTAATTTCGAAAAAAGATTTGTCATCTAATTCAAGAGTATTTCCATCTGGATTACAATCAACAAAAGTTCTTTCAAGTAAAGTTTCTTCTGTAAGCAGATTTTTTACTGTTTGTTTAGTAAGTGCTGAAGCTGCCATATTTAGTCTCCTTTAATATGAATTTGTGTCTTAAAATCGAAGTGAAGTCGGAAAAAGCCATTTATAGGCTCCGCATAATAACCAGTTATTAAATAAAACCCATAATATCTCATTCCAGCTTTTATAGTTTCATAAAAAGGCATGGGATTTTCTTTGCACAAGAAATCAATAGTTGCATTGTAAGAAAACATTCCAATAGGTCCTTCTATTTCTCTATAACCATATATATAGAAGGGAACATTCTTTTCAATATCTACATTGGAATAAATTAAAACAGGAGCTATTGCCGATTTGAATTTTAACAATTCCTCAGGCAAATCTGTTTCTATATAATCTTTTGCTTCTGCAATGTACTCATCTATTAACATTTTGGTTCCTTATTTATAAAAACTACCCATAAACTCAAGTGTTTCTTTTTTTACATTAGATTTAAAATCTTCTAATGAAGCTTCAATTCCGGGTTTTAAAAAAGCATGACTTTTTCTATATTTTATATCTCTATAAGGTCCTTCTGTATCGTTTAAATTTTCTTCCATATTCTGAGCATAAAAAATTCCAGTATGAGTATTCATTTTACTATCTCCAGCTGAAACAAGTAAAGTAAAAATCAAATTTTGAGAATCTTTCGTTACTACAAAATTTTCAGCTTTAATAGATTTTCTTAAATCTCCTGCTATTCTTGAAGTTCCATTCCACATAACTTTACCTGCTGGAGAAGAGTAATCGTTAAAACTATTTTTAGAATAATTTATAATAGAAGCTGTTAAATCTACTCGTCCATTATATTTTATAGCAAACATAAGACTATAAGCATAATTGGTAAGAAATTCTTTAATTTTATTTCCAACTTCTTTTTTATAACTTTCTTCATCTAAACTAATGAGTCCAGACATTTCCCACCATATCTTCTCTTCCTTGTAAAGCAACGGTTAGAATATTATCCAGTTCTTGAATTGCAAGGATTTCGTAGATTTTATTCTCAGAAGTTTTAATATAATTGCCTTCTTTTATTAGAACGCCATCTATATTAAGAGTTCCCATATCGAAATAACCAATGAAACCATAGACTAAATCTACTCCAAACTCTGAGCGTCTAAAAGGATTTATAATATTTCTTACAATTATTCCTTTTGTAGTTCCAAGATATTCAGGAGCTTTATAAGTAGTCATGCCTGTAACAATATCGTCAGCTCTTATCTCGAAAAGCTCACAAGTTTTATAGTAATTAGGAAGTCCGGCAAGTAAAAGCATTTAATTATCCACCGTTTCGTTTCGAATCATTCTAATCGTTCCAATATTTCCATAAACTTTATTATGCCAATACTGGATTGATTTTTCCAAAGAATCCCCTCTATTCTCACTTAAAGAGCCCAAAGAGAAAGAAGTAGGGTCAATAGATTGAATTGCGTGAAGAATATCAAGGATGGTTTTAGAATAATTTAAGGTTCCGAAATCGGAATTATCGACAAAGAAGGAAATAATATTTACATTATCTGCCTCATCTTTATAATAATGCCCGATAATGGGTTCAAGTCTTTTAATCGTATTAACAATAGCCATCTCATTTATAGTCATTTAACACCTTCCTATCGTGGGGAGGGAGTTTTCAGTTCCCTCCTTCATTTCTTAAACCTTAGGCTTTGCCGAAAGTTACGACAACCATGCTTTCAGGATAGACGGTTTTGATACCAAAGAGCACGAGTTCCTTGTAAAGGGTAGCGAACTCTTTCTCCATTGGAGAAACGATCATCTTATCGAGATACATAGCCATTGAAACTGCCGTTCTGTGCATTGCCATAGCTTTCCAAGTCGTTCCATCAACAGCAACAGCGTTGCTCTTGAAGATTGCAAACCCGGCAGCTTCTCCAACAAAACCAGTGGATAAAACTGATTCTGAAGTAGGAGTTGATTTGGCAATAAATCTGTCATCCTTCTGTAAGAAAGCATAGACCCAAGGAGGAAGAATAACTGCTCTGTCGGTATCAGGAACATTATTCTCATCTAAGAGAGTTCCTGCATCAACAAGAGTATCATAAACCTTGATCGTAGTAAGGTCGGGTTCGATTGGAGCAATGGTTGTTCCAATAACGTTCCCAGCCAAAACATTAGCATATTCCGCAGCAATAGCTGTTTCGATTGCAGCTCTTACCTTAGGACCTGCTAATTTAATGCCCTCGTCCGTTAGATTGACAAAAATATTAGCTTGGTCGTAATCCTTCACTTTGAAGTGAAGCTGGTATTCTTTATCAATCACGAGTTCTACTGCTTCTGACGTAAGATCATCTGTATCTGTATCAATCTCAGCACCAGTATAGGGCTCCATCACAACGCCAGTTACTGCGTTGATTTCAATAGTCTTTCCTTTCTTAAGCACCATTTCGCTCTGCCAATCATAATTGATGGCTTTGGCATAAGAAGCTTGAGCTTCAAAAGCCA